GGCGAAGATTTACCATCTGTCGCCTGTTCACTATGCCGCCGTGAATGCAAAGGTCGCAAACATCGTCGGGCTGGGCTACAAACTAGTCGAGACCACCAAGACTAAGCGCGCCATGGAGGAATTGGAGGGTAACGAGGACAAGCAGACCAAGGCTCGTCGCAAGTTGAATATCCACCGTGACGAACTAGAAATTCAAATCGAAGACTTCAACGAAGAAGACACCTTCACCGAGATTATGACTAAGGTGTGGCGTGACTATGAGGTCACCGGAAATGGCTATATCGAGGTCGGTCGCAAGCGCGACGGTACCATTGGTTATGTAGGCCACATTCCAGCCCACAGCATCCGCGTGCGTCGCAAGCGCGACGGCTTCGTCCAGATTAGTGCCAACAAGGCACAGTTCTTCCGTCACTTCGGAGACAATGCACCGAACCCAATTGGCGACGACACACGCCCTAACGAACTTATTCACATCAAGCGCTACTCACCGGGCAGTTCATACTACGGCATCCCTGATGTTGTCGCTGCGGAGCAGGCAATCGCGGGCAACGAGTACGCAGCACGATTTAACCTTGACTACTTTGAGAACAAGGCTGTCCCTCGTCACATTATCACCCTAAAGGGAGCAAACCTAGGCGTTAACGCACAGGCCGACCTACTATCATTCTTCGAAACTGGACTAAAGGGACAGAATCACCGCTCGCTGTTCATTCCTCTACCGGGCGACGACGGCCTCAACAAGGTTGAATTCAAGATTGACGCGGTCGAGGCCGGTACACAGGATTCATCGTTCCACAACTATCGCCGTGGCAACATGGCCGAAATCCTTATGGCCCACCGCGTTCCTATCTCCAAGGTCTCTACTGCCGAGGGCGCAAGCCTAGCAATCGCCCGTGACGCAGACAAGACATTCAAGGAACAGGTCTGCCAGCCAGAACAAAAGGTATTTGAGAAGAAGGTAAACCGCATTGTGCGTGAACTTTCTGAGGCTCTGGAATTCAAATTGAACGAAATGACCCTAACCGATGCCGATACCCAGTCCAAGATTGACGAACGCATGGTCAAGACTGGAATCTGGCTGCCAAACGAAGTAAGGACACGCGACGGCATGCCAGCAATCAAGGGTGGCGACGAGCGCACAGACCTTAACGCCAAGGACAAGATTGCACAAGCACAGGCCGAAGCGAACACAACCCGCCAGCGCGACGCCGCTAGAAGTGCCGGTGCGTCCGACACAGCAGGCGAAGCGCGTCAGCCAAAGGGCGACGGTAGGGCAACACCATAAACCTCTTTACGGGTCTAATTTTGCATTAAGAAAATAGCAATGATAGAATTTAGATATGACCCAGCAGTTTGATTTACACAAGGCCAAGTGGAACGTCGATGACCACAACATCACGCTTGGCGTTGAATTCGCTAAAGTAAACAAGGAAAAGCGCCTTGTTTCCGGTTGGGCGACTCTGGACAACGTAGACACCGAAGGTGACGTTGTTACCGCAGAGGCGTCCAAGGATGCTTTTGAGCGCTCTCGTCGTAACTTGCGCGAAATGCACAAGAAGGATTCTGCTGTTGGTCGCATTGTTTCCTTTAAGGAAGATGAGTATGTGGCACCGGACGGTAACAAGTACCGTGGAATTTTCGTTACCGCTCGTGTTTCTGAGGGTGCACAAGACACATGGCTAAAGGTTCTTGACGGAACGCTTTCTGGTTTCTCCATCGGTGGAAGCATCGTGGAGGCTGACGAGCAGTTTAACAAGGACGCTGGAACCACAATTCGTAAGGTTACCAAGTACGACTTGACCGAACTATCTTTGGTCGATAACCCCGGAAATCAATACGCCAATGTATTCCGTATCCAAAAGAGCGCAGACGGCTCTGTTACTTCTGTATCGGGAATGATTGAAAACCACAGGGTTTACAACATTTTCTTCTGCTCAGCAGACAAGATTACACAAGAAAAGCCTGACGACTCCTACCTATGCCCAGCGTGTGACAACAAGATGGAACTTATTGGTTTTGTTGAGGACGGGGCAGACCGTGGCAAGAAGGTGAGCACAATGGTTAAGCAGTACCTCGGGGGAGGTGAAACAATGACAAAGGCAAACACGTCTGGTGACTCTGAGAATGAAACAGAGCAGACCGGACACGAGGCTGGTGACCCACAAGAAATTCCTACTCCAACAACCCCGCAAGAGCAGGCTGACGAAGTAGAAGAAGTTTCTAGTGTTACAGACACCGCCGAGCAAGAATCAGTAGCAGAAGATGTGGCAGACCGCGAGGTCGCAGAGGTTCACGACGAAGCAACTGAGATTTCAAAGAAAATTGATTCCCTAAAGGACGATATTTCGAAGATTGTCAACGACTCCAACAAGGAAACGTCCGACAAGATTCTAGAACTAGAGAAATCCCTAAAGGAGACCAAGACGTTCTTTGAAGACAAGATTTCTGAACTTGACCAAAAGGTCACAGGTTCAGTCGAAAGTTTGGAAAGTTTCAAGAGCAAGATTGTCGAATTTGAGAAGCGTATCGACAAGGTTAACGGCTCTACGGCTTTCAAGAAGTCTGTTGACTCTGATGAAGGGTTGACAGAAAAAGTACAGAAGTCCGAAACAACATGGAATGGCGCTTTCTCAGTTAATAACTTGTTGTGACATACTCTGTCAAAATTGTACGACCAAATTCCAATGTAAAGAGAGGTGAAAAATTATAATGAGTAATGGATTGCTAGAAAAGGTCATTTCGACCAGCACAATCGGTACCGCTCCATCCGGCGGTGGTTTGCTATCCCCAGCACAGTCAACGCGTTTTATTGACTACATGTGGGACGCTACCACCCTAGGCCGTCAGGTTCGTAAGGTGCGCATGCGCGCTAACGAAATGGAACTAGACCGTATGGCAGTTGGCGAGCGTGTAGTACGCTTGGCAACCGAGGCCGTTGACGACGCTATGAACGTCAAGGTCGCATTCGCAAAGGTTTCTCTAACAACTCAAAAGTTGCGTCTAGACTGGGAACTAAGTTCCGAGTCCCTAGAGGACAACCTAGAGGGAGAGGCATTTGAGGACCACGTTGCACGCCTATTGTCCGCTCAGGCCGCTAACGACATTGAGGATTTGGCTATCAATGGTGACACCGAACTAACCGACGATGCACTATACAAGTCATTTGATGGTTGGAGGAAGCGCCTATATGGTGGAGCAAACGTTGTTGACGCAGCGGGAGCAACACTTGACCGTGCTGTGTTCCACCGTGCTTTGCGTGCTATGCCACGTAAGTTCATGGGACGCCGTGGCGCTCTGCGTTGGTACACCAGCGCAGGTTTGCTACAGGACTACGTGTTCAGCGACCAGTTCGTTCCTACCGAGGGACAGTTGCGACCAGCAGGTACAAACCCTGATTCAGGTGATGTAGTTGCCGGTGACACCGCAGGTTGGTCTCCAACCTCGCCGTTCGGTATTCGCGCTCAGGAAGTTCCACTATTCCCTGAGTACGATGCAGGACCGCGTGACGGTTCCGGCATTTGGTTGGTTGACCCAAACAACCTAATTTGGGGCGTAAAGCGTGAAATTGTCGTTTACCGACAGTTTGTTCCACGCAAGGACACGATTGAATACACAATGTTCACGCGTGTCGGCGCAGCAATTGAGAACCCTAACGCAGCGGTTCTTGTACGAAATGTTGCATACCGCGCTTGATGAGTTCGGATTAGATTAATAGCGACAGCCCCCATTTGTTTGGGGGCTGTCTGCTTTTTGACAAGAAGTATGATATACTAACCATATGACAAAGGAGGATACTATGTCAACAGTAACAGACGAGGTCGTAGACACTGACAGTGTCGTTAAGACCACAGACGTAAACCCACCGAAGGTGCCTTCGTCCTTTAGGGACTTGAAGCGAGCAGACCTGCTGAACGCAGCACGGTACTTCGGCACCGAGACCGAAGGTGGCGTGGAGGTACTTAGAACAGACCTGCACGACTCAGGCGTCACATGGGAGGACTACGTGAAGGCATTTAAGTTGCCGGGTCACGAGGACATTCCAGACGCACCTTACGTCGGACCTTCACAGGTAGACGTTGAGGACTGGGAAGATGCGCCAGAACTAGAGAAGGCGGTAAGCGAAGTAATCATTACCGCGCCCCCAGTTGATTTGGCACCAGCAGAGAGGTATCTTGTCAAGTTCATTGGCGAGAACCCGTACTTTGAAACTGGCCGGTTCAAGTTCACAATAGAGAACCCTTATGCAGTTATGACTGCGGAGGAAGCACAGGACGTTCTAGTCGCTGAGCCAACCAAGTTCCGTCAGGCTTTTCCTGATGAACTAAAGGAGTTCTTCGATGAACAGGATTCCAAGCCAAAGCGCCGCGTTTTACGTCGAGGCTGATTTTGCCTTATAAGGTCTGCCATGGTACACTGTTGCCATGGCAGACCTTGTTTTTGCTGGGGATACCCCATCAGGCGTGCTGAACTCGTCAGCAATGCCACTTAACTATGACCTTGAAATCTACAAAGGCGACTACGTAGAAGTATTCGTCGTTGTTTCTGATGACAACGACCAACCTATTGACCTGTCCGATTACACTGCCGAGGCGAGCCTAAAATCTAATTACGACGACTCCACCCCAGTCGACTTCACCTGTACTGTTACAGGGGTTTTGGGACAGGTCCGAATCTATCTACCGTCTACTGTATCTTCAACCCTAACTGCCGGTGACTACATTTGGGACTTTCAGGTAACCAACCCTGACGGGGATGCACGCACTTACATTGCTGGCGACGTTGTTGTCCACAATGAAGTGACTACGTGACCACTGTATCTGTTAATCAAACACCATCCCAAAGGGTAAGCATTACTCAGTCTCCATCCACTGAGAATGTTGGCGCGACCTCAGAGCCGCCACAGCACCTTTCTATTAACCAGCCCTCCCCAGTCGATACCGTCAGCATCAGCCAGACGCCTCCTGAGGGAGCAATTCAAACTATTGACCATGTGGTCGAATTCGGTGTCGCGCACGCGGGCGCGCAAGGCCCGCGTGGAGACGCAGGACCAGTCGGTCCTACAGGCCCAGTCGGACCCATAGGCCCAGTCGGGCCACAAGGTATTCAAGGAATCCAAGGAATCCAAGGAGCAATCGGTCCCACAGGACCAACAGGTCCAACAGGTCCAACGGGTCCAATAGGCACAACGGGACCAAAGGGTGATACCGGAGACCAAGGAATTCAAGGCCCTATCGGTCCCATCGGTCCTGCCGGACTGGTGTGGCAGGGCGCTTACAGTCCCCTAATAGATTATCTAGAAGACGAGGCTGTCGCATACGACGGCGGCTCATGGTTTGCTACTGGCAACCCACCACTAGGCGAGACACCAAGCCTTTCCTCTGCCTACTGGCAGCCTATGGCCCTACAGGGGACCCAAGGCGTTCAAGGTATTCAGGGACCGCAGGGTGTTATTGGCCCAACAGGTCCTACCGGACCAACCGGACCAACCGGTCCTACTGGTAATACTGGCCCAACGGGGCCGACTGGTTCTCAGGGAATTCAGGGAATTCAAGGACCAATCGGTAACACTGGTCCAACGGGTCCAACAGGTCCGGGCGTGGCATCGGGCGGTACTGCTGGACAACTACTAATCAAGACAGACAGCACCAACTACAATACGTCTTGGTCTTCTGTCGCTGTCGGCTCCCTTGTCTTAACAAACGATTCTAGACTTACTGACGCACGAACACCCTCTAACGATGCAAGCCTAGTACACACGAGCGGTAGTGAAACTGTCGGTGGGATAAAGACATTTACTTCTGGAACTCTTTTCACCAGCGGCGCACAAGCAATTACTGTGGGTCCGGGTTCTGCCGACCACGTTTATATTGGCTTCAATGCTCGTACCGCCACTCCCGGCACTCGTTCAGCATTTATGGGTTTTGGCTCTGCTGCAATCACAGAATTCCGTATTGCAAATGAAGTGGGCGGCGGTATTGTTCTGCATGCACCGGCCTCCTATGTGCAATTTAATACTACAAGTGGCGTCTATGAGAACACGGCTGGCGCTGGCGCGGTACGCCTATACTCTCCTAGCAACCCTCCGGCATTTACTTCATTGACAGGTAGTATTAGCACGGCTCAGTTGCCAAGCCGTCTTGGGGTTAAAGGTGACCTAAGCATTACCGACTGGAACCTTGCGCGCGATGCAGGCTGGTATACTGCTAATGGCGCAACCAACGCGCCTCTCGGAAATACTGGATGGTGGCAGGTATTTGTTACGTCTCACGACAATCAGGCTGGAAATCTTTATGTCACTCAATGGGCATGGCAATTCACGGACGGCAGTCGTACAGACTCTAACACATATGAGCGCCGAAGCGTCGCCGGTACATGGACAGCATGGGCAAAGGTTTACAGGTTCTCAGGAGAATTGGATGGTCGTTACTCATTAACCTCACACAACCACTCAGGAGTATACCAGCCAGCCGGTTCATATATGGATTTGAGTTCCAACCAGACGGCTTCTGGTCACAAGATTTTCACATCTGCCGATACCGGAACTTCTGGTTGGAATGGCCCACTAGAGATTCAATCAGTGCAGAATCCAAGAATTCTTCTGCATTGGCCGGGTGTAATAGCCTCCACGCTACGCATTAACTCTGACGGTGCCTTTTCTTTTACAAATGATACGGGTGCTTCATACCAGAGTGTTCTTGCTGGTCAAATTACCGCTTGGGGTGGTTTGTATGATGGGTCCAACCGCGCCTATTCTGCCGGGAACATTCCTTCTATTGCCACCTTTACCTCTGGCACAATTAACGACGGCCAGTTGCCGGGTCGTCTATCTAGCAACATTTCGAACAATCAGGTCACAGATTTCAATAACGCTACCTCCACCGGCTTCTACTACACCACAGGAGCCGCCAACGCTCCTGTCACTAATATTGTTAATGGTAGTGACTACCATATTTTTGTGTGCGCCTACAGTACCGCTTGGGTTTCTCAAATTGCTGTACCGCTTCACTCAAACCGAATGTTTGTTAGAACCTACGAAAACGGAGCATGGTGGTCATGGGCCGAAGTCACCACATTAGGTCGAGAGACCAAGGCTGCGCTGCCAGCGACAACAGGCACGGTGACCATGAACCTAAGCACGGCGGCGGTATTCCAAGGTACTCCTACCGGAACAATTACCCCCGCATTCTCAAATGTCGCACCTACTGGTGCTTCTCAGACTATCACGGCTATCTATAACCAAGGCGCTACAGCCTACACGATTAACCTGCCTACGGGTGGTGTATGGATGGGTGGTGCACCAACAAACGTAGCCAACAAAACGACTATTATTACTTATATGACAACTGATGGTGGAACCACTTGGTACTGTTCAGCGGCGGTACAGGCATGAGACGTGCACTAATGACTCAGCGTAAGGCCAAGGTCTCAGTGACAGTTATTTTAACATCTACTCAGACGTGGAGCGTTCCCCCCGATGTGTCGAGTATTGACCTTGTAGAGTGTTGGGGTGCGGGAGGAGTTGGTGGTAATGCCTCTAGTAACAACGCTTGGTACAACGGAGGCGGCGGCGGTGGTGGCGCTTATTCTTCAAGCACAAATGTAGCCGTGACACCGGGAGGGACAGTTACGATAACAGCCCCTGTCTCCGACCCTGATATTTTCTCGGATACCAGTTTTGGAACCGCTGTGATAGCCAAGCGTGGAAATAACGGAAGCCTTGGAGGCGCTACTAACGGTCTCGGGGCAGCCGGTGGTGCGGCTAGAGACAGTACCGGAAATTCT